TTACAGCTTGGCTTGCAGCAACGCCTCCAGCTTCTCCTGGTCCCGGGCGAACTGACGAATACCCTCCGCCAGTTTCTCGGTCGCCATGGCGTCCTCGTTGGACAACCAGCGGAATTGAGCTTCATTGAGGCTCAAGCGCGCTTCCCCGGCTTGGCCAGGCGCCAGTTTGCGCTCCAGCTTGCCTTCGTCGGCGGCGAGTTTTTCCAGCAGCTCAGGGCTGACGGTCAAACGGTCGCAACCGGCCAACTGCTCGATCTGATTGAGGTTGCGGAAGCTTGCACCCATGACCACGGTCTTGTAGTCATTGGCCTTGTAGTAGTTGTAGATGCGCGTCACGGACTGCACGCCCGGATCATCGGCGCCGGTGTAATCGTTGCCGTTGGCCTTTTTGTACCAGTCGTAGATCCGGCCCACGAACGGCGAAATCAGGAACACCCCTGCATCGGCACAGGCCGCGGCCTGGGCGAAGGAGAACAGCAGCGTCAGGTTGCACTGGATGCCTTCGCGCTCCAGTTTCTCGGCGGCGCGGATGCCTTCCCACGTGGAAGCGATCTTGATCAGCACACGCTCCCGGCCAATGCCGGCTTTTTCGTACAGCCCGACCAGACGATGGGCGCGCTTGAGCATGGCTTCGGTATCGAATGACAGGCGTGCATCCACTTCGGTGGAAATGCGCCCCGGAATCACTTTCAGGATCTCTTGGCCCACCGCGACGCCAAAACGGTCGCTGGCCAGGCCCACGTCGCCCTTGCAGTCCGCCACGCAGGCGTTCAGCAACTCGGCATAACCATGCATCGCCGAAGCCTTGAGCAGCAGGGAAGGGTTGGTGGTGGCGTCGACGGGCTTGATGCGGGCGATGGCTTCGAAGTCGCCAGTATCGGCCACGACGGTGGTGAACTGCTTGAGTTGTTCCAGCTTGGAAGTCATGAGCGTGCTCTGTCCTATGGGTCCGTTGACATTACCCGAGGGCCGGCAGCCACTCAAGGGCGTGAAGAGGTATCGATGGCCCCAGCGGCAACAACCTGAAAACGGCTGTTTGAAAGGCCGGGGCAACTACCGGTAGATACGATGCCAAAACAGCGCGCAGGTTCAAAGCAAGTGATGGTTAACGACCTTCCAGCAACTGCCCCGCCTGATCCAGCAGCGCCAGTGGATCCTTGGCCTTGTGGATATCCACTGACAACAACTGCCGGAACCGCCGCGCGCCCGGGAATCCGGTGCCCAGGCCCAAGACGTGACGGGTGATGTGGTGCATGGCACCGCCATTCGCCAAGTGATCGGCAATATACGGCCGCAGCTTTGCCAAGGCCTCGGCCCGAGTGATGATTGGTGCGGTGCTGCCAAACAACTGCTGATCCACTTCGGCCAGCAGGTATGGATTGTGATAGGCCTCGCGGCCCAGCATGACACCGTCGAAGGTCTGCAAGTGTCCGTGGCACGCCTCCAGCGTCTTGATCCCACCGTTGAGCACGATTTCCAGCTCAGGGAAATCCGCTTTCAACTGCGCAACCACGTCATAACGCAGCGGCGGAATGTCGCGGTTTTCCTTCGGCGACAACCCCTCGAGAATCGCAATCCGCGCGTGCACGGTAAAACTGTTGCAACCGGCGTCACGCACGGTCCCGACGAACTCGCACAACTGCTCGTAACTGTCGCGGCCATTGATCCCGATCCGATGTTTCACCGTGACCGGAATCGACACCGCATCCCGCATCGCCTTCACGCAATCGGCAACCAATCCTGGATGCCCCATCAGGCAAGCGCCGATCATGTTGTTCTGCACCCGATCGCTAGGGCAGCCGACATTGAGATTGACCTCGTCGTAGCCATGTTCCTGGGCCATCCGGGCGCAAGCGGCCAAGTCACTGGGAACGCTTCCGCCTAGTTGCAGGGCCAGCGGATGTTCGGTTTCGTGGTGGCGCAGGAAGCGTTCGTGATCACCGTTGAGCAACGCGCCGGTGGTGACCATTTCGGTGTAGAGCAGGGCGTGTTTGGAAAGGATGCGTAGGAAGTAGCGACAGTGAGCGTCAGTCCAATCCATCATGGGTGCAACACTAAAGCGCCGAGACGGCTCTTTGCGGGATGATCCAGTGTTTACGGGCGCTTCAGGTTTTTCTAAGTTCATTGATACTGATCTTTTATACAGCGGTTTTACCCATTTTTCCTTGTTTTTGGATAACGGTTGCTACATTGTAGCAACCGGTCTCGCCAATGTAGCAACTGGATATGGGCACGATCACATCACGCAAGCGCAAGGACAATTCGACGGCCTACACGGCGCAGATACGGATTAATCGGGACGGGAAGACAGTTTATCAGGAAAGCCAAACCTTCGACCGGAAGCAGGTGGCTCAGGCAGCGGGAGATTTTCCCCTTTAACGGTAAATCGGTGTCAGCTTCCTTCACAAGGTCCTGCCCATTGCTGGGTATCGACGATCTCCATTTTCATGACCTCCGACATGAAGGGGTGAGTCGGCTGTTTGAGATGGACTGGGACATTCCGAGGGTGTCGAATGTCTCTGGACATCGCGATTGGAATTCCTTATCTCGATATACTCATCTTAGGGGAAGGGGAGATAAATATATAACTGGTGTTGGTTGGCGCGGATAGTTGGTCCTTAATTTTCTGTCTTGATGGAGTGAGAATGTTTGATTTTGATGTGCGTAAACTATTAGCTCTATTTCGTAGGCAGTTTCTTGGTTTGATAGTGGTTTTACTTGGCTTCACGGGGCTAGCTTACAAGCTTTGGGAGGTGCATCAGGCCCAAGCGGCGGAGGCTAAGTTTTTGGAAAGTGAGAGAGCGTCCATCAATGATCAGAAAGTTTCCTTTGAAAAAGAGAAGGCCGCAGTGGCTGTAGAGCAAGCGAAGCGTGATTTAGAATTGCAGAAGAGAGAGTTTTTGGTTGGGCGAGCTGAGGAGGATGTTACGGAACGATTGAACGAATTAGTCGGAAGGGAGTTGGAGGTTTCCAAGGCAACCGAGCAGATTAACGTTGGCAGGCGGTTATTAAGCAGCGAACAGCTTGCCATGGCAGCAGAAGAGCGAATTCAAAAATTGATGTCCGAGTTTTCTGATCTTGGTGTAAATTTGGATGATAATCACTACTGCATGACTGGCGAAGTGCAGAGGCGCTATTACACAGCTAGCTCTAAGTTTTCGGAGATTTCTTCATTGATCAAGGCAAACCTGCTGTCAGGGAAATACCGTGACTTTATTAACCAAAATCAACCTCGCAACAAATGGTATGGTTGCGGAAGGGGGTGGTAGCACCTTCCGCATTTTTTCAAGCTGCTCGACCCATCGACTGATTCTGTTCTTTGGAGGCCTTCTCCCGTTGTCGGTCAATATAGTCAGCAAGGCCTTTTATGTGAATGCCCAGTGCGGCCTTCTGACTGTTTGCCCCAAGTCTTACGACAGGAATGTCAATTTCGCCGTCGAGACGTTTTCGCTTAGATTTCTCAACTGTTAGTTTCATATAGTCGTTGCAAACTCTGTCAAGCGGGATAACGGTTTGGCTCATTGTATTGAGCCATCGGCAAAAACAGTGTGTTCATGCCGCCACCTGTATAATTTTAGTTTTATGATTTGTATCTAATTTGACCGAAGCCATTGATGGGATCATTGGATGCTCCATTCCGTGGGCGTCATCATCAAGATGCTGTCTTTCGGTTGATGTGACTTCCTGCTGAGAGAAGACAGTCATGACAAGCCCCCATGGACGAGGCGTTTATAATTGTTCAAAATCGCCAGCTCTGTAATGGCTTGGAGCCACTTATGTTGCCAGATGAAATTCGCTTCAAAACAAATACCTTGTTGAGAATTGCTTTGTCCCCTGCGGGAGCTTTTATTCTCGGCGGTGTCGTGGTGTTGCTGGTCCGAAAATGGCCGACTGACAATGCAGCCGCGTGGGTGCAGGCCATCGGTTCTATCGGTGCCATCTTGGGAGCGTTTATGATCGCTTCTCGCACCCATAGGTTGGAGAGGGTAGCGGCTCGGGAGAATGATCTTGGAGTTGAGATCAAAGCGGTAGTCTTGGCGGAGGGGGTGGTTCAAGAAGCCGTTCTGGCTTTGGAGGCCGCCATAAGAAGTCCCACTAACCCAGACCTGGTACCGTCTAACCTCAGGCGGATGGAGAGTGTTCATCAAGCGCTGATGTTTGCGATTTCCCAGCCAGTCAGTGAGCAGGCCCTGAAGCCTATTTTGAGAACACTTCAAAGGATAAGTGACGCTTGCGGCATCCTCCAGGAAGCAGCGGCGAGCAGGGGGACAGTTATGTTTCAGGGCCGGGACACGATGACTCGTCACCTCAGGGAGGCGCGGATTCATAGAGAAGTTCTTGATACGATTCTTTTGGAAATTCGCGGCCGGACGCGGCGTAAGATCTGAATAAACGTTTCTGGGAGTTTTTCCTTTATACCCCAGGACAGGCTGCGCGAGCTGATCATTCTCAGCGAGATGCCTCGCCAGGGTAGTCAAACCGCCAGTGGCAAAAACCTGAGCCCCGTAGTGCTTGGCCGCGCCGACCTGAGCCGGTATCAATTCCGCTTCGGTGATCGCAACACCCAAAAAGCCGTGCGCACCAAGCACCAGGACAAGAAAACGGGCGCGCTGCAGGTGGTCGAGTTGAGGAATGATGAGCTGCCCGACGGCCTCCCAGCGGTCCACACCGACCGGCATATCTACCCGAACAAGTCCGCCGCCGAGCAGGCCGCCAAGGCGCGCTTGGCCGCGTTCAACCGCAGCACCGCCGGCGTGCGCTTGGAGATGGCCGGGCGAACCGACGTCTTCGCCGAACGACTGATTGTGGTCCAGGGCATCAAGCCGGGCCTCGACGGGGAGTATCTGGCGGACGCGGTAGAGCAGTTATTCACACCCGCCGGCTGGACCACCGTCGTCGAATGCAACGGCGGCAAGAAGGGCAAGGCCAATGCCAAAAGTAAGAAAAAGAAGAAGGAAGCCAAGCCGGTCAAGGTCGTCCAGCTTTAAGCGCACTCCGCACCACCTCAAACACCACCGCAACCCGCCATCGAGCGGGCTTTTTTTGGAGCCCCCATGCCACTCACCGAGCAGCAACTACAGCGCATCATGCCCAACGCCCGCCGCCAAGCGGGCGTTTTCGTATCGGCCCTGAACGCCGCCATGGCACACCGACAGATCGATACGCCCAAGCGGCAGGCGGCATTCCTGGCCCAGGTTGGGCATGAGTCCGGCCAACTGCAGTACGTGCGGGAGCTGGGCGGCGATCAGTACCTCAGCAAATACGACACCGGTTCGCTGGCTTCGAAACTCGGCAACACCCCCGAGCCCGACGGAGATGGCCAGCGCTATCGTGGTCGCGGCTTAATCCAGATTACCGGTGCCCACAACTACCTACGCTGCAGCTTGGCGCTGTTCGGTGACGAGCGCCTGTTGCGTACGCCTGAACTGCTGGAGCTGCCCCAATGGGCGGCCGAGTCGGCTGCATGGTTCTGGTGGGTCAGGGAATTGAACGTGTTGGCTGATCGGGGAGAGTTCGAAATGATCACCCGGAAAATCAACGGCGGGCTCAACGGCTTGGCAGATCGTCTGCAGCTGTGGGAACGGGCGAGGGCGGTGTTATGCGTCTCGTCGACCTGATCCCGCTCCAATACCGCGTGCTAGTCGCCGGCCTTTTACTGCTCGCTTTGGTCGCCGCTTCGGCAGCCATCGCCTGGACGGTCCAAGGCTGGCGATACGGTCAGCAGCTCGAAAAACAAGCCCGGCTCCACACCGAAACCCTCAACCAAATCACCCTGACCTCGACCGCGCTGCAGCGCGTCGAGCAGGACAAGCGCCTGGCTCTGGAGCAGCGGCTGGCCGCCAACGACCAAACTCACTATCGAGCCCTAACCGATGCCCAACGTAATCAGGATCGCCTGCGTGATCGCCTCGCTACTGCTGATGTCCGGCTGTCAGTCCTACTCGACGCCACCGATACCGCCAACGGCTGTGCAGTGCCAGCCGCCACCAGCGCCGGCGGCGTGGTTCATGGAGTCATACGCGCCCGACTTGACCCAGCGCATGCTCAACGAATTATCGGCATCACCGACGCGGGAGATCGGGCAGTGATTGCCCTGCAGGCATGCCAGGGCTATGTAAGAAGTCTTAACTTACAGGGAAGAGAGTAAGTCTATCGTTTTAGGCGCGTATCAAATCGCAGATCGTTCTCATATTTTGGCTTTCTTGAAACTACCGCCAAAAATTCGTGAAGTACTGCTAGCCCTGTGGAAACGATTGAGACTAGTAGTATGTAACCAGCCAAGCCGGCGTAGTCGCTTCGGTTCAGTATTATGATGTCAGTTGTCAAAGCAAGTACCAAGACTCCTATCATTGCGCCCAGGCCAGTCCTGATGATCGTTATAAAGCTTGTTCCAATTTCTGCTGTTAGATTATGAAAGGCCACGAACCTTTCTTGTATGGTCTCGGATGTGAATCTCATGCCGTAACGTATAGCAGTTGCTGCCATATACAGAAAGATGAGGTAACCAGCATGGTTTATTAACTCAGCAGAGGCGAGTAGTCCGCCAGTTATGCTGTCAAGCGCTTTAGGGTTCGTTGCATAAATAGCTACCGGAAGTGCGCCGAGTAACGTCGCTATCGCTAGCTCTGAGAGAGCTTTCTTAGCTAGATACTTGAAATCAATTCCCTGCTTTTCTCTCTTCATAAGCTTCAAAAGAACCCGTTAAATTATAGAAAGAAGCGACCGAGTCGAGTGCGCCAACATCCGACCCGGTCGCCGTCCCTGCAGATGTCCCTGCAAGTCCAGCCAAGGCTCCTGCTCCGTGCACAAAGCGCGGCGAGCCTAGCACCTGTTTATCCATACAGTAAAGGTCTTGCTTTCAATGAGTTCACCCATCATCCCTTGGATGGGCGGCAAGCGCCGCCTAGCCGACCGCCTCATTCCGCTTTTTCCGCCTCACGAATGCTATGTCGAAGTCTTTGCCGGCGGTGCCGCGCTTTACTTCATGCGACCCCAGGCCGCTCCCGTTGAAGTCCTGAACGATATCAACGGCGACCTGGTGACGCTCTATCGCGTCGTGCAGAACCACTTGGAAGAATTTGTGCGCCAGTTCAAATGGGCGCTCAGCTCCCGCCAGGTGTTCGAGTGGCAGAAAATGACCCGTCCCGAAACCCTTACCGACATCCAGCGCGCCGCCCGGTTCTTCTACCTGCAGCACCATGCCTTCGCCGGCAAAGTCACCGGGCAGACGTTCGGAACTGCGACCACTGGCCCGGCCATCAATCTGCTGCGGATCGAGGAGAACCTCTCGGCCGCATGGCAGCGACTGTCCGGCACCTACGTCGAAAACCTACCCTGGCTCGATTGTGCTGAGCGCTACGACCGCGCTCATACGTTCCACTACATGGACCCGCCGTACTGGCAAACCGCTGGATATGGCGTGGGCTTCCCGTTCGAGAATTACGAGCGAATGGCTGACTTCATGCGCCGCTGCAAGGGCAAGGTCATGGTCAGCATCAACGACCACCCGGACATCCGTCGCGTGTTTGAAGGCTTTCACTTCGAAACGTTGGACATTCGCTACAGCAACACGAACCAGCGTCAGGTCAAGGCCGAGGTCAGTGGTGAACTGGTGATCATGAACTGGGAGCCGGCAACGTTGGGAGGGCTGTTTTAATGGTTGTCGCGCTCGATCAGATCCGCTTGCTATGTGATTACGCTGGAGCGTTACTGTGGTCACACAAACGAAGGACAAAGGCCATGGAAACCGAAACCGCTGACAAATACTTGGATATCTTTCCCTCCGCTCTGCTTGCAGCGGTAGCACGCGGAGAGGTAGATCTCAACCACTGGGCCGGGGTGGTTCTGGCTGGGCGGGGGTTGGACCAGGATGCACGCTGGGTGGGATTCCCAGAGGCGGCCCGCCTCCAGGATCAACGCAGTCAGGCTTAATTTTCTTCCGAACTCCAGGGGAGCAACAACTGTGCTCCCTGGTTTTTGACGTTCCCCACCTCTTTGCCCACTGCGTACCATTCGAAATCCGTTTCCGGCCGGGAGCGGTTTTTAGCTATTTCCTCTGCTTGCGCTGGACTGAGATCTGGATCCAGCCATTGCCTGGCTTCTTCAGGTGATAACACCAGTGGCCTGCGATCATGGATATCCACCATGCCCTGTTCGCAGGACGCGGTAATAATCACAAAGCCGTCACCGTCGCGCTCGTCCAGCCCTGGACGGGCCTGTGCGAGCGCCCCGTAGAACATCGGTTTTTGATCTTTCAAGCGAATGAAATACGGCTGCTTTTTCTTTGGATCACTTGGGTCTTTAACCCACTCATACCAGCCCTCGCTGGGCACCAGTGCGCGCCCGGCCGGCCAAAGCTGTTTGAAAAACTTTCCTGTCGTAACGGTCTCGATCCTGGCATTGATCGGATCGGGACGTTTCCCCTTCGCCCAAAAGGGCGCCCATCCCCACCTCACTGGCGTGATATGAACTCCTGCCTCGGTGCTGTGCAGGATCTGCACGCGTGTCGTCGGGGCCACGTTGTACCGGCTGATCGGCTCCGCGTCGTAGCCGCCGAACAATGGCAGTTGAGGGCCTAGCTCCTCCATAAACACGGCCATCCCCTCGTACTGCACGAATCTCCCGCACATGAGCTGTCCCGCCTGTCAGATTTTTCCTATACAAAATTGACCGCCAACCTTGTACAAAGTTAACTGTATGTTCGTACAGTATTTTGGATCGGTGCGCCATGAGCTTTTCAATACTAGGCCCTATTGCCGAGGGTGGCTTGAAGCTGCCCTTGTGTTCGTTTCGAGTGCCTGCCGGGTTTCCATCCCCGGCGGCGGACCACATCGAAGCGCACATCTCATTGGACGAGGTTCTGAATATTCGCGCCCCGCATGTTTACCTGGTCTCCATCGCCGGGGAGAGCATGCAAGGCGCAGGGATCTTTGAAGGGGACCTAGCCGTTGTAGATCGTGCGATGGAACCTGCGCATGGACACATCGTCGTGGCGCTGCTGAACAACGAACCCGTATGCAAACGCCTGTGCATTCGTGGGAAGGAGGTGATTCTCCTGTCGGAGAACCCAAAGTACCCACCGAGGTACGTGCTCGAGGGCGACGAGCTGATCATCTGGGGTGTCATAACCTGCAGCGTGCGCAGCCATGTCTAAAGCCCAGCCCGTTTTCGCCCTGATCGACTGCAACAGCTTCTACGCCAGTTGCGAAAGAGTGTTCCGTCCGGACCTGGCCCGCGTGCCCATTGTGGTGCTGAGCAACAACGACGGCTGTGTGATCGCTCGCAGCTACGACGCCAAGCCCTACGTGAAAATGGGCGAACCGTATTTCCAAATAAAGCACAAGCTGCAGAAACACGGCATCGTCCCGTTCTCGTCGAATTACGCGCTCTATGGGGACATGAGCGAGCGCGTGATGACCCTCATTGAATCGATGGTACCGGCCGTCGAGGTCTATAGCATCGACGAAGCCTTCGCGGATCTGACCGGCATTGACGGCCGGGATGCCCTTGGCCGCAAGATCCGCAGCCACGTGCTGCGCTGCACTGGCATCCCTGTTGGGGTAGGGATCGCTCACACGAAAACCCTGGCAAAGCTGGCGAATCACACCGCCAAGCGGCTCCAGGTGCAAACGGGCGGGGTGGTCGACATCTGCGACCCGTTCAAGCGCGACTGGGTGTTGCGCAATACCGACGTGTCCGAAGTCTGGGGAGTCGGTCGCAAGATGAAACTTCACTTGGACGCCATGGGTATCAAGACCGCGATGGACCTGGCAAAGGCCGACCCGTGGACGCTACGCAAGAAGTTCAGCGTGGTGATCGAGAAGACTGCCCGGGAGCTGGCCGGAACACCGTGCCTAGAGCTGGACGAGCCGGACCCGCCGAAGCAAGAAATCTGCTGTAGCCGGATGTTTGGTATGCGGCTCACGGACCTAGCACCGATCAAGGAAGCTGTGGCCACCTATATGATGCGGGCCTCGGAAAAACTCAGGGCGCAAAAGTCGCTGTGCAAGAAGATCCGCGTCAGCATCCGCACCGGCATGTTCAACCCGGAGGAGGCGAAGTATTCCAATGGTGTGCTGATTGACATGCCGTACCCCACCGACGATGTCCGGTTGCTGACCAAGGCTGCGGTGGATGCGCTTGACCGGGTCTTCCGGTCGGGCTTCAAGTACAGCAAGGCCGAGGTGCTGTTGATGAATCTCTGTCAACATAGTGAATACACCGACGACTTGTTTGCCACTTCTCAGTCTACAGAGGCCACGAAGCTAATGACGGTGTTGGACCAAGTCAACGGTCGGTGGGGCAGAGGAACGCTGCGAGTAGCAAGCGTTCCTCTGAATCCTGCCTGGGGGATGCGGCGAGATTTGATGAGCCAGAGTTATACAACTAGAGTAGACGAGCTTTGGAGAATATATTAATCGTTGTGTTTGTACGTGGTTCTTATATCCGGTTTTATAAACGCTCTCGATATATAATAGGTTTCAAGCTGAGAGATTACCGCGTCTATAAGTGTTGTTGTAATGGAGAATTTGTCGCGCAAAATATTAGACCGATGACGTTCCCCAACAACAAGAGCGCTTTCGCGGCCATGAGCTACCTTGTTTCTATTTTCCACTAGTTCGTCTATAGTTGTCCGTACTCGTGGCTCAACTATAAAGTCAACAATGCCAAAGCAATTCAAAACCTCTAGAATGGAATTGGTCCAGACATTCATCAGATTGTCGGCAAATTGAGTTTCATCGATTTTTGAAGATTCTGCGGAATCCATGCTGGAAAAGATAGAGCTGGCGTGACTGTCATAGTTCTTGAGCTTGCATTGTTTAAATGCTTGTAAGCGCCCTCTAACTGCTATGCTCCCAAAGCTGAGATCATAATGCCGTGCGGGAGCGTTATGTGAGGCAATGAGGCGCAATGTCAATTGTACTGTTTCATTTATGCTTTTTTCTAGAGCAGCATATAAGTGTACATAGAAAAAGCCTCGTAATATTTTCACCTCAGGAGGGTGCGGAGTAATCGCATCATTGGGCTCGAGAAGGGCGATATGATTCAAAAATATCTGGACTTCAGATAGCCGCTCTCTGGCTAGATTTCTAACACCCTCGAAGCTCATTTATATGTTGTCCTTTACATATTTAATTCTATCGACTAATTTTTTTCGGCTATTTGTAGCGCCTGTAGTAAGTGCGGTAAGTTTTTTGTCGTCTAGTAAGGTTTTGAGTTTTTGTGCATCAACTACCTTTCCGCTGCTCAATGCATCGGCTACGCCTATGGCTACGGCTTCAAAAAGTATGAGAGGCGTGGTGTTTTTTCGATTTGATCGAACGATGCCGTCAGGTAGTATTTTTTCCAGAAGCGTAAAAGTAGTTTCGAAAAGCGTTTTGAGGGGTTTAAGGTTCGCATGTTTTTCCGTTTTTTGAGCCATGTATTCGTTTAAAAAGCCCTTTACGCTATGGACGAATAGGTTTCGGTTCTCGTAATAGGCAAAGAATTTTAAAACAAGCTCTTCCATGTTGCCGTTCTTTTCTGCATTAGAGCCGACTTTTACAGATCTCTTGAAGGCTGGAAATTTCGAGCACTCCCTGATAAAGTTGTTGAAAGGGCCTAGATAAACGCAGTTTCGTATTTCTTGTGGGTGTAATATTACTCCGCCCGTATTAAGTCTTTCGAATAGATCAAATCGAAGATTAAAATCGCTTCGATCGTTAAGTACGGTAATCCTTATGGGGCGAGTCATGAACATAAGTTGGATGGGTTTAGGGATTTTTCCAAATTCGAGTCCGTTTAAAGAATCGAGTTTTTCTAAGCCCTTCAGCTCTAGAGGTTTGCAGTCTTCACTGATTTTTCGAATTATATCGATGTTGCCAATGAAGTTTACTAGTGTGGTCAGGCGTTGCAGTCCGTCAATTACCTCCCATGTGGAATCTTTGTTTGTAGCCATAAACAAGCTGGGGACAGGTATGCCCAATAGGATTGACTCTATAAGTTGTGATTGCCTCTCTTGGCTCCATACGAAGTGGCGCTGGTATTCCGGTGTAACGTCGATGATGTCTTCTGAAATCATGTCGTAAAGTTGCCGGACAGTTACGTCGTAGCTATCAAAAGAAACAGATCGTCGATTTGCATCAAGCTGCGATTGTATGGCTATGCTGTCCATAATATTCCCATATTACGATAATCAAAAAGTGTCGAAGCAATTGTCTGCGCTTGGTTCCGTGCTTTGACAGCAAGGAATTTTTCTGCCATTCATCTTCCTCGAACTCGACTTGTAGCTTCATCGACAAGCTACCCTCTATTCATGGCTTACTGCTATCAATACGGTGTGGGTAAGGTCACGTCAAGTACTTCAAAAATGGCGACGTGAGCGAGAATGTTGACTAGCCGAGCTGGTCTAGGGTTGAGGCTTTGGTACTCGGGACATTGGCAAGCCACAGATTTCACACAAATAAGTACCACTTGGACCGCTTCTGAGACCCTTGGTTGATACCCGTTCCCAGGACTTGGAGTACGGCTGGTCGTTCTCGGTTGTTTTCTCTTCGCCCTGGTGGCCGTTAGGGCAAGCAAAATAGTCGTAGGTGCGCATTGCCATGACATGGATCTCCGTATCTTATTCAGGCGATTACCCTGCGTACTGCTCTCATTTGTGATCACCGCTGCGGTGGGTGCCGTGGTGGACCGTTGTAGACAGAATCGACCGAAAGCCTACATCGAATGGGCGAGAACGGGGGGCTCCTGCTACAAAAAAAATGCCGTTCAAATTTGAAATACTCACCACGCGGATCTCAACTTGATCAGCCGTAGGGCAAAAATGGGGCAAACCGTACGCCAAACCATGCCATTCAATGCCAATTATGCGTTTGTGCAACTAGGCCAGAGCAGGCGCTATAGATAGAAAATACAGGGCTTCCGTGGCAAAAGAACCAAATACTCCAGCACAATCGGCGTGTGAAACGGTTTAACACAAGTCAGTCCGAACTGGGAAAGGCGAGGGCTATATCGGCTAACAGCGCAGGAAAAAAACAATGATTCAAAAGTGTTACCGAATCGATCAACAAAAACTGCCGACCAACTACCCTACTCACCGACACCCGGATGAATTCTGGGAGCAGTTGGGTCGCACGGTTGCCACCTATGGCTTCTTGGAGCAAGTACTGGGCCGGGCTATCTTCGCCCTGACCGCCACACGTAAGTATCCTCAGGAGGAGCTGGAGCAAGCGTACGGCAAATGGTTGGGTCAGCTTGAGCGAGCCTTGTCCGATCCTCTCGGCGGACTCATCACTGCGTACGACAATGCGTTGCGAAATCACCATGACTTGCCAGTCCATAATCCCGAGCAATTGATCGGGGCCCTGCGATGTGCCGCCGAGTTACGCAACGTGCTGTGCCACGGTTCCTGGCAGGCGCCGGATGGCGAAGGCAAGTCGGTGCCACTGTTCGTCGATAGAACGCTGAAAATGTTCGCCACGTCTATTGATGTCTCTTACCTACAGCAGGTCCGAGCCCACGTGACCGGCCTAATTTGTGAGGTCATCGACTCTATCAGCAGCATGGGCTTGCAATTCCCAGGATCGGCCGGGCCGGGCGAGTTCGTCTGGGCTTGCGGGTGATCGCTTATTTTAAGAGGGCACTCCGCATCGGCGCGATCCGTTGCGGAACTGCGGCTAAATAACAGGTTGCTTAGAAATTGCTACAAAGCGAGGAGGATTCAGCGAATTAACCAGTCTGGCTGGGGTTTTGGGGGAGAGCTATACCCAATCCATCATCGGCGCAACGCTGAAGCGGCGGGACACGGACTGCTGCGAAGTTTCTTGAAGAGGCATGGGAATCTGGAGGCGAATGCGAAGGGCGCACAGTTTATCAGGTATAGGACGGCAGCGAATGCCGTCGGCCCTGGACCGATGAGCGAGGCAGCTCGTTGCCTTACTGCGTCACGCCTACGTTGAAAACGGCCCGACTGCTGATTTCCACCAGGCTCAGCGCTCCGTCGGAGAAGGAGCAGCCAGTGTCCACATAGACAACATTACCGAGACGCGTGACGGTAGGGACTGTTGAATGTCCGACATAAAGCTCGTGGATGCCTGTGATTGGAGTCCGGTCCTGCTGTTCGATCTTGTTCCGGGCATACAAGGCTTGCGCCAAGGCTTGTTGTTGGACCTGCTTTCCGAGTTTGCCGGTAATTGCGTCTTTCGCACCTTGCCAATCATTGTTAGGCCCGATCATCGGCGCTTGGGCATGTACGATCCCAATCGTTTTATTTGCCGATAAATCAATCTCGATAATGAGTGGAAGTGCTTGAAGAGCGTTTAGAAGTTGATCTTGGATGGCCAGGTTCAACTCATAGAGCCAGGCTCCGCCGGTGCGGATGTGCCTGGGTTTGTCTCCGCAGCCGCAGATGCCGTCGATCACCATTTGTTCATGGTTGCCGCGCACGGCATGAAACCAGGGCTTTGCAAGCCAATGCAATACGTTCTCGGAGTCGGGGCCACGGTCGATGAGGTCGCCCACGGAAAAAACCCGGTCTATTTCGGTATTGAAATCAAGTTTGTCCAGGGCTGTGGCCAGAAGCTCGAAATGTCCATGGACATCGCCCACGACAAAGTCTCGGCCTTGCTCGTTCGGGGGAAAGGAGGCAGTCCGGTGCATGTTGGGTCTTTCGGCAGGTTTGGCTGGCAAGGAATGTACTTCGGGCGCAGATAACTTATGGTCGAGATTGTATCGGCTGTCCAATGCACTTCTTGAAAACCGTTTCCATGGGGGCGAGCATGCAGTTATAAGCCGCGATGTTTGCGCTGATCCATTCGTCTTTTTCGATACCCCACCAACTGATTTCGAACCCGGCGTTCATGATGAGGTGCTCGAACAGGATGCGCTGGGCGCGGCCGTTGCCTTCGCGGAACGGGTGTATGACGTTGATATCGGAATACGCGTCTGCCACGGCGACTATGAGTTCATCCCGGCTCATTTCCTCGAACCAGTTTGCCGCCGCCATCCGGGCAAATATTTTGTTGGCTTCCTTTTCCATGTATTCGGGTTGGCAAAAGCGAGTGTCTTGCTTGGCCATGCCTACGGTCCGTAATTCTCCCGCCCAGTCGAACAAGTCCGCGAACAATGCGTGATGGATATCCTGGAGGTAAGCCAGGCTGTAAGGGGGAGGGCTGAATTCGACATTACTCGCCGCGATGGCCGAGAGCTGTTGTTCGGCTTCGCCCAGGGTGGACTCATCACGGATGTTGAGTTTATTGCGCAGGACCGTGGAGCCGGGATAACAGTAGGCGTCCTCGCCGACGCCATATTTGTCGGGCAT